GGAACTAGACATACTTGGTCTTCCGCTGGTCAATATGATAACAAAAGCACCCATTTTCAATGGCGTATACCTATTGGCGGCTCTGCTTCTAACACAACAGGTCGTGTAGCTAGTTGGACAAGCGCAAAGACTATAGACATGACAATGAGGAATCACGTTACCTCAACTTACAACAGTGTTTTACATAGGTCTGTTTATTGGGACGGCACCTCACTTACATTAGTTCCACAACCAATTCTTAAAATCACGGCTTTAGGGTAGGGGGCTGATATTATGGCTTTTATAAGATTAAACAATCAGTCTCTTACCGCAGTCACATCTGCTGGTATTCCTATTCGTAGTGGTAGTGTGTTGCAAGTTAAACAAAGCGTTATGACTACATCACTTTATGAAGCTGGAGCCATGGTACATTTGTCTGATTTAGATGTAAGTATAACTCCCACAGCTTCTAACAGTAAGTTTCTAATAAGGGGGCAAATTTGCATTAGCTCAATAGGTACTAGGTATCATCAAGTAAAACTTTTTAAACGTATTGGTGGTGTCGATACACAGATTTCTAAAGGTGATAATGGTTCTGCTAACACTAGAATAGAAGCGTGGGTAGTTTGTGGAACTGGTGCTACAACTAGCGCAGAATATCAACAGCATCCTGTTTTCGGTGAATTTCTTGATGCCCCAAATACAACCTCACCAATTACATATAAAGTTGAAGTAGGTAGTAACATAGCGACAGGATACACTTTTGCTGTAAATTCTGCGGCTTACCAAAACGGTAATTATGACGCAAATTGGAATACGTCACCTATTTCTGTTCTTACAGTAATGGAAATCGCTGGCTGATGAAGATGTCACAGGAAGTCACACCAGAACTCCGTGTAGCCTTAGAACTTGAAGCACACGAAAAAGAATGTGCAGTTCGCTATGCCTCTGTGGAAGACAAACTGTCAGGCTTAGATAAACGCTTGTGGCGTTTGGAAGCTATGATTATGGGGTCAACGGTAGTCATCGTTGGCCTCGCTGCATCCCTCTTAATGAAGCTATAAGGAACTATCATGGAACCTATCAGTACTGCCCTTGCAGGGATTGCATTAGTTAAACAAAGTGTAGATTTTATTAAAACACACATAAACACTGTTCAGGATATTGGACAGATAGCAAGCCAGATTGATGACCTGTTTACAGGTGAAAAACAAATCCAACAAGCCAGAAACAAGAAGTCTGGTACAGGAATTGGGGATCAGTTTGGGGTAGATACTGTAGCTAAAGAAGTCATAGATGCTAAACTCGCAGCAGAAAAGTTGCAGGAAGTAGCTACTATGGTTGACATGAGGTTTGGTCACGGTACTTGGAAAAGTATTCTAGCTGAACGTGCTAAAAGAATACAGGAACAACGAGAAGCTGAAGCTAGGGCTAGGCGAAAAATGATACAGGAAAACAAGGAATTTGAGGAGACTATGAAAACTGTTGTGTTAATTACTGCTATCCTAGCAATAGCCATAGGTCTTTTTATAACCGTTATGATTTCTGTAGCGAAAGCGATGATAGGACAACAACTATGATATGGTCACTTATGCTAACTGCTTGTATGCAATCAACCTGTGTAGAACAAAGTATACAGTGGTTTGAAGTCAAGCAGAAATGTATAGAGTATAAACTTTTACATGAAGAACTACCCAAGGATGGTAACTGGAGTACAGTTAATTATGAGTGTAAATTAGTAAATGGATTAGAAACTTAAGGACAAAAGCTATGATGGGTGTATTACTACAGGGATTGTTTGGTGTAGCCAGCAGTGCCGTAGAAGGTTATGTAGATACCAAGAAGGCTAAAGCAAAACAAAAGTTAGTTAAGATTGAAGCAGAAACCTCTCTTATGGAGAAGAAGATTTCTGGTGAGATTGATTGGGATAAGGCAGCAATTTCTGGCGCAAAGGATAGTTGGAAGGATGAGTATCTTACAATTTTGTTCAGCATACCCTTGCTACTTTGTTTCTTGCCCTTTACTGTGGAGTACGTAGAACGAGGCTTTGAGGCTTTGTCTATGACACCTGACTGGTATCGCTATACCTTAGGTATTATCGTATCAGCCAGCTTTGGTATTAAGGGTGCAACTAAGATGTTTGGAAAAAAGTAATGAGCTTATATGAAAACATTAACAGACGTAAAAAGCTAGGCATTAGCAGACCTAAGAGTAAGTCTTCTGTTTCAGCTAAGTCCTATGCCAACATGAAGGCTGGTTTTCCTAAAACAAACAAGTATAAGAAGAAAAAGTGATGACAGAAAAAGAACTGATGGATACCTTGCATGATGCAGTCACCAAAGAACTGCTTATGCGAGTACAGAGTGGAGAAGCAACTGCAAGCGAACTGTCAGTAGCTGTCAAGTTTCTTAAAGACAATGGTGCTTCTTTTGATGTAATTACAGCAGAGAGTCCTATGGCTAGTCTTTTACAAGATTTACCGTTTGATGCCGTAGAGAAGATGCAATGACCAAGGTAGAACAAAACGTAGCTGCACGGATAAATGACAATACACAGATAACCATACCCTTACGTAATTTAGTGTCTATGATTGCAGCAGCTAGTATTGCTACTTGGGCCTATTTCGGTTTGACAGAACGCATATCTTTCTTAGAACATAATCTTGAACTAACTATGGCAGAGGTTGAGGAAAATGATACGTGGATTGATGACTTTCAACCACCTGAGTCTGTACAGAATACTGTAAAACGTGTACACGAACTTGAAATAGAGATAGAAAAAATGAAGCTAATATTAGAAAGGTAGTTAGATGAGGGGACATAACGCCAGTTTAACAACTAAGACAGTAAGTTTACCTGCTGACCAATCGTGGGTAAAGATACTCGACAGTAATGCTAGTCGTATGTATTTGTGTATACAAAATGACCACAACAATCACTCTATTACGATTGGTTTTAGTAATGACACAGTAGCCCCCACAACAGGCATGAACCTAGATGGTAGTGTTACTGTAGGAAACTTAGCTGCTACCTTTCAGTTTAACGTAGCACCTATTAACGCTGTGTGGGCTAAAGTAAATAATTCACACGCACACACTATTGAAGTAATTTATGATGACTAACGTACCTGAAGCCTTAAAAGACTTTAGAAACTTTACATACCTAGTATGGAAACACCTTGGCCTTCCTGATCCTACGTCAGTGCAGTATGATATTGCTAACTACCTTCAGGACAGCCCTAAGCGTTGTATTATTGAGGCTTTCCGTGGTGTAGGTAAGTCCTACATTACTGCTGCTTACGTAGTACATCAGCTACTGCTAGACCCACAGCTAAAGTTTATGGTTGTGTCAGCGTCTAAAGCACGTGCTGATGACTTTTCTACCTTTACACAGCGTATTATCATGGAACTGCCTATATGCCAGCATCTGGTGGCTAGGGACGGTCAGAGGTGGTCTAAGATAGCCTTTGATGTAGCCCCTGCTAAAGCCTCTGGTAGCCCCTCAGTGAAGTCTGTAGGGGTCACAGGGCAGCTTACAGGTAGCCGTGCAGACATTATTATTGCTGATGACGTAGAAGTACCTAATAACTCTATGACACACATGATGCGAGAGAAGCTTGCAGAGACTGTTAAGGAGTTTGACGCTGTTTTAAAGCCTGATGGTAGGATTATTTACCTTGGCACACCTCAAAACGAGATGTCTTTATATAACGCCCTACTAGCACGTGGATATGAGATGCGTGTATGGCCTGCTAGATACCCTAGCCTAGAACGCGCAGAGAAGGCCTATGGGGGCCGTCTAGCACCTTTGCTGTATGATTCCATACAAACTAACCTAGAGGCCGTGTATGGGCTTCCTACAGACCCTAAACGATTTGATGACACAGACTTACTGGAAAGAGAACTAAGTTATGGTAGAAGTGGCTTTGCTTTGCAATTTATGTTGGATACTTCACTATCTGATGCAAACAAATACCCCCTTAAACTAAGTGACTTAATGATTTACTCCTGTGATAAGGATACTGCACCTGAGAAACTAGTGTATGGTATCTTTAAACCTCTTAACGAACTGCCCAACGTAGGACTAGCAGGAGACAAGTTCTACGCCCCTGAGGACACCATAGGCAGGGCTAACTATACTGGTAGTGTCTTAGCCATTGACCCCTCTGGTAGAGGCTCTGACGAGACAGCATACGCTGTTGTTAAGATGTTAAACGGTTTCCTACACGTGGTTGACTGTGGTGGTGTTGAGGGTGGCTATAGTAATGCTACGCTGCAACATCTAACAGACTTGGCTAAGATACATCAGGTAAACATGGTATTGGTTGAGAGTAACTTTGGTGACGGAATGTTTACTGAACTACTCAAGCCCTACTTACTTAAGACACATCCTGTAACTGTTGAGGAAGTTAGACACTCTAAGCAGAAGGAACACAGGATAATAGATACCCTAGAACCTGTTATGAACCAGCACAGGCTGGTTGTAGACCCTAAGGTAATACAAAAGGACTACGATAGTACTCAACACATGCCACCAGATAAGGCTGCTAAGTATATGCTAGCCTATCAGATGACACGTATAACAAAACAAAGAGGGGCATTAGCACATGACGATAGACTTGACGTACTTGCTATGGCAGTGCAGTACTGGTCAGACCAGATGGCTGCTGATGCAGATACAGAAATACGAACAAGAAAAGAAGAATTACTTGAGGAAGAACTAGACAAGTTTATAGATAGTTTTAACTTTGGTAAGAAACCTAGAGAATCCTTAGGGTTTTTCTAACCTGTACCTCTTAGGCTAGACCCCTGTTACATAGTATAGTATAGGT